ACCAGCGCAGCAAACAGCAAAGCCGGCACCTGCTTCTACTAGCGGTAGCGCAACAGCATCGATGGCGACGTCTGTGCCTGGTTACAAGCAGACTGTATCAAAACCCGCAACAACAGCTGCAGCACCAGCAGCTGCGGCACCTGCAGCTACAGCAGCTCCGGCTCAGGCACAAGCCCAGGCACAAACACAAGCTCCTGTGATAAAGACAGGTGATGCTGAGCTAGACAGAGAAGTAAACGACAAGCTGAGCAAGGAAGGCAAGGCTGCTGCTGAAGCATATCTCAGAGAGATAATCTGGCAGGAACGTCAGAAGATATTGAGCACAGCATCCGGCATACGCAGCGAGATAGCCAAGCTGAAACCCGCACAGGCAAAGCAGGTAATTGACATACTCAACACGCAAAAGATAACAGAAGCCACACGTTCAGCTCATCCAAACATCATTCAACAGATAGCTCTTGCTGTTGCCAAGCAAAAGCCAAATGCTCGTGTTGCCATATTGCAGGATCTAAGGCTCATTGCAGGTATAGCCAAAGGCAAAAAACCAACGGCTCCCAAGCAAACTGCTGCGGCGCCAGCGGCTCCCGCTCAACCAGCACCTGCTGCCCCTGCTGCTAAACCTAGAGTAAAGGTACCAGCTGGAAGGCAACAGTCGTGAGGCACAGCGATATCATCATACCGCAGCGCTGGTTCATCACAGAAGCCAAAGCTCGCATCGATCACCCAGAAGATCTAGTGTTTGATGAAGGTGCTGCAGGCGCCAAAAGGGCATTGACAGCGCTAACGCAAGCAGCTGAACAGCCACATACCGTTACCATCAAGTGGGATGGCAGCCCTGCCTTGATATTTGGTAATGATGCAGATGGATTCACCGTCACTGACAAGAGCGGATTTGGTAGCAAAAAACCTGGAGGCATGCCACGCAGCGCAAGCGAGTTGGATACCATGCTTTTCATGCGTAAACCAGACCAACCAGGCAGGCAAGATTATGCCAAGAGTATCGCAGGTATGTATGGCATGCTCAAGAAAGCAGTGCCGGAGGACATGCAGGGATATCTCGAAGGTGATGTCCTATGGACGAAAACACCAGAAATCATCGACGGTCATTATGTGTTTATGCCTAACAAGATAACCTATCGCATACCAGTAGATAGCCCGCTTGGAAAGCGCATTGGCAAGAGCCGTGCCGGTATAGCAGTACACAGCAAGTTTGATAGCCGTGAGGATGACGAGCCTCGTGCAATAGGCGATATAGGCAATAGCGGGCTGCGAGAGTCACCTGGATTGGTCATAATGGGACCAGAGATACGCGATCTCGAGAGCACAGCGCTACCAACAAAGCTGATCACTTCTTTGAATAATTTTATCAACAGCAACAAAGCCAGCATTGACAAGTTCTTGGATCCTGCAAGCTTGGCAGTACGACAATTGACCAACCTACCAGACCTAATGAAAAAATACGTGAACAGCAGAGCCTATGCCGGTGCGCATGGTCTGGCAGATGCAGCCAACGGTTTCATTTCGTGGGCCAAGAGCAACACCAAGGACATCACTGAACGCAAACGTGAGAATCTCTTGTCTTGGATTGCTGAGAACCCCAAGGGCTACGGAGCAGCCTGGATGGTGGCTGATCAATTGACCAAGCTAAAGGATCAGCTAAAACAAAACGTTGATGCACAGGTTGGCGGTACCGTTAGGGCTGATCTCAGAGACGTTCCTGGACACGAAGGATATGTGGCAGACACACCAAGCGGAAAGATCAAGCTGGTAAATCGCCCGCACTTCATGAAGAAGGAGCCAGCGTGAAACTGTCGTTGATCAACACCCTGGATGAGAATCAGCTGTTACGCAATAGAAATCCTCACAATTTCAATGCCAAAGACATGGCAGAGTTGGCTTTCGTATACTTGAATGCTCTACACATAATGCGCAGCGAATATGAGACAGCGCCATTTGCACAAGCATATGCTCGTCGCACCATGAGCCATAGCAATTTTGATCGCGAGGATCGTCAAAACACTGATCTATATCAATTCCTGCATGTGATCAGGGATCACGACAGCGTGGTTGGAAAACAGTTAAACCATCCAGAGGCCAACGATCTATTCTGGCATCAGGTACATTTCAATGGTGCTAGCACTAGGCAGCTTTTGACAGCTATGAGCCGTCCTACCTATGACGGTTCATTGGCTAGGCGCCTGTTGATGAACATAGAGCAACAGCTGCACATCACCAACAGCAACTATCGCAGCGTTCGTCGCCTTGCTAGCGAATGGGATACAGGCAAGCTTGATACAGAGCAAAAGCAGCTCACAGTAACCAGATTGTTGCAGGCTCTGCGTGCTAAAGCTAGCATGGGAGACATAATCAATCAATTCCAGCATCTGGCACACGTCAATAGGTATGAATTACATGGTGTAAATGATGCAGAAACTGGCGGTGCACCTGTAGCATCAGTAAATAAACACGGCGGATTTGGATTGCTAAAAGGTTTGGCCATTGCCGCGGGTATAGCAGCAGCAGATGCACTTATAAGGAAGGCAGCCAAGACATGAGGATCAGAGATCTAGTCAAGAAAGATGATGATTTCTTAGACATGGTAGAAAGCGCAAGTGGCGGTGCTACCAGCGCAGGAAACATCGCAAGCGTAGCTAATCCCATGGGAAACATAAACCGTCGTCCCAGCCTTTTTGGCTACATTCCTTACGAAGAACCCAAGCAACCAGCCAAGAAGACCAAACGGTCTAGCAAGCGCAGCTGATTTAGCCTGCGGTATAAATAATCACAGCAAAACAATTTTGCATTAACTCTTAAGGAGAGAGAAAATGACCGATCAAGTAAATGGTAACTACCAGGCTGGTTCGTTCCTCAGTGGACAGCCACAGTGGTGGGCATTCGCCACCCTGGTTCCAGTTAGCCAGACCAACGTTGACACTCCAGTTGTTGACCTTCCTGGTTATCAAACCTATGCTACCCTTGGCACATGGACCAACGTCACTGTAACCAATGGTGCAGGCGTACCAACAACATACAGCAGCCTCAATGCATACCTCGATGCTTTCTATCAGCAGCAGAACTACAACATCCTCGTGAACACCTTCGCAGGACGTGGTAACCCAGTGCAGGTTGGCATCAGCACGCTGCCAAGCAGCATCAACGGTGCAACCATCAACGCACACACCAGCGTTTACTTCGCTCAGGCTGGTTACTACAACAACAACGCTTCAGTAAGCAGCGTGTTCGGTAGCAGCTACACCACTGGACTCACGATCACCATCGTGACAGTGAGCACTGAAAAGAATAACATCTGGGAAGCTTATGGTTACAACAACTATGGCACCACCACAGCTGACAACACCAACCAGAATGGTTACCTTGTTCTCAGCAACAATGCACTCTATGGCGGTCTCGATGGACTATACTGCTATGACACGCAGAGCACTCAGGTTCTCAGCGGTTCAACCAACAGCAGCGCATATGCATTGAACAACACGTTCGCTACCACGAACACTGTTGCTCCATACGTCAACACCTGGAACACCAGCAGCACCAGCCTCACCAACACGATGGCTGCTCTCACTGGCATCCTCCCAGGCGGCTTGATCTAATAGATCAACCCCCAGGTTAACAATACAGGAAGGGCACCTCCGGGTGCCCTTTCGCATGAATAGGCACTAAATATCTCACGGGGAGAGCATGCAATGTTGCTGGATGAAGTATTTGAAGGTGTCAAGCGCATCAAGCGAGCCTGGGTCCGTAAGGATGGTCAGCTAGCCAAGGTTGATCGTGAAGTAGGACCGCAGCGCGACTTACCAAAGCTCCCTAAACCAATGTTCCCTATCAAGAAACCAAGGTACGCTGACCCCAATGCTTGAATTCATACGTACCATAACCTCGGAGGATGATGACATGAGACGTCTCAAGAAATTCGCACAGGTAGATCTAAATGGCGCGGAAGGTCTCTACGAGACCACTGCTGACCGTTTCAGCCGCCAAGCGAAGCATCATCTCAGCCAAGGAGAGATAGCATCTGCTGCCTTGATACCTCAGTATGAGGTTGGTGAACAAGTGATATATGAAGGCAAGATAACACAAGTGCGTGTGGCACAGGGACCACGTAATACCGTGGGCATTTTAGATAAAGGACACCTCAAGATGGTGCATGAGACCAAGATAAGCAAGAAAATAGAAGAAGGTGTGCTTGGTGGTGTGCAGGCCATGCCTGCGCTAAACCGCATGATGCAACTAGCGGGTTTGGAAAACAGCGGTGCGGTGATTGCTGAAGAAACGCTGGTAGAAGACATGGGCAATGACATGTTGGGCAAGCTGGTAACACAGGCAGAAAACATGCCGCAGTACAAGGGCAATGCAGAAGCAGCACGCTTCTATGTAATAGGTAGCTTGCTCAGTGCTATCAGCGGCAGCGTAAAAGCAAATCCGCCACAGACTGCAGCTGGTCAGAAAAAGCAACAGGAATTGAATGCGCTGGCAGTCATGGGTGCTGATCTCATCAAGAGCGCACAGGACATGACCAAAGCCAAAGCAGCACCAGCAGCAGCAGGGACGGCACCGACAGAATGAAATTCCTTGAGATCACAGGCGGATTGATGGTACCAGTCAGCAATGACGAACTGCTAGTGAGCGAACGTGTTCGTGGACACGGCGCTCCTCTGCCTCGCAAGGAACTTAACGAGCGTGAACAGGAACTGGCTAGGCAGCTGGTACACAGAGGTGTGCTGGATCGAGCATTTATTGACGGGCGAACCTATTACACCTACAATGAAGTTGAATATGTGGAGAGAGACTGATGACAGTGGTCACTGACGCAGAACGCGAAGCGATGGCTCGCATGATGGCAA